TCTAAACATTTTCTCAGGTGGGTAGCTACCCCCCCCCCCCTACCGGTTCCGTAGCTCAGTTGGATAGAGCAACAGCCTTTGGATAAGGAGCTTGTATGCGGAAGATTGAGAAAGTCATAAGTAAAGGTGACTATAATTACGCCTTAGTGCCAGAGCATCCCTTCGCTACGAAGAATGGGTATGTTCTGTTTCACAGGGTTGTGATGGAGAATCATCTTGGTAGAGTTCTTAATCGTAATGAGGTGGTGCATCATAAGAACCACAATAAAAATGATAATCGAGTAGAGAACCTCGAAGTTTTTGATGCTTCTGAGCATTGTCGTAAGCATGCCTTAGAACGTGGACGTAAGATGGTCTCTTTAAGATGTCCTATTTGTGGTAGAGTATTTTGCAGAATGTCAAATCAGATACATCTTGCGCGATACTCAAAATATGGGTGTACTTGTTGTAGCTCTAAATGTAGAGGGAAACTATATAGAGCTATACAACTTCATGGACTAACGCATACGATGGAGACTGCTATATCGGCGAATATCTTAGCCTCGTATAGAGATATTAGAGGAGAGACAACGCCGAGGAAACCCACTTATGAGGGGTTCCGTAGAGACTATACGCAGTCCACCTGTAATGGTGAAGACATAGTCCAGACCGCAACATTAGTACTTCTAATGGTCACGGAGACGTGATGCGGTAAGCTAAGCTGTGGGTCTTGGGTTCGAATCCCAACGGAATCACGAAAACAGTATGACATGGGAGAGATAAAAACCACTCGACGAACGAGTATCGCAAGGATGCTCCGAAAGGAGACCGGTACGGACGGTCAGAAGATAACGAATGCAATCGACAAGGCGTTGACTATGGATGCTGCGTCGGTCGGTGTATTTTCGTTGCGCGGTATACGCAATGCTGCGAAGGAGCTTATGGAGGCTACCGAGGATTTCGACCGAAAAGAGTTTTTCGATGCGTTTTTTCGGCTGTATGGTCTGTGTACTGCACCTGACGTTCGCGCACGTGGCGTATTTCACCCTTCGTCGCTTCAATCTGCGTGCCCGCGTTCGCTGGTGTACGAATTGTCCGACGTACCGCGAGACGCTGTGAAATCGTCGATAACCGGTGCCCTGCAAAGGACGTTCGATCTTGGGTCGTGGTTTCATTTATACACGCAGAATATACTGCTGAAACTCGGTTATTTGGAAGCTGCCGAAGTACCGGTAGTGAACGAGGCGCGTTACATAAACGGTAAGGCCGATGGTGTGTTCGCATGGGACGTGTTCGGTGAGAAGGTCGTTCTCGAAATAAAAACCATGAATGATATGGTATACCAGAGGGCTATTTTCAAACCGTTTCCGAAACACGAGTTTCAAGCCTCCCTGTATGCACGGGAACTCGGTGCCACGAAGATTCTCTATCTGTACTTCAATAAGAACACTTCGGCCATGAAGGAGTTCCTGCTTCCACTGAACGAGTCGATGCTCGCGCAGGCGGACAAAATAATGGGCGGTACGATCGAACATGTAAGAAACGGTACGGTTCCCAACCGAAGTTGTCCAGACAGCTGCTGCGACGCTGCATTCGATTGTCCGTTCAGAAGCCACTGCTTCGGATTGTAGACACCTAATCTCAAAAACAATATGAAAAAGATTCTTTTATGCCTCGCGGCATTGCTGTGCGTGACGGTAGTCTCGGCACAGGAGGACGACCTCACACCGGTAGAACTGGCGCTTATGGTCGGTAAAACGAACGACGCTATCAAGGCTCGTGCGGAGTACGTCGATACGATGCCCTCGGGGGTAGAAGTGTACCGACGCATCAATGCGTATGACAAGATCGAGGTAGCCTATTACTGTACGTTCGACAGTAACGGGAGACTGGAAAACGTATGGTACAATACCCCGCATGCGTTGGGTTGGGAACTTAGTTTCGTTCTCAGTGATTACAAGGATGAGATCGGTAAGAGCAAGAATGAAAAGTACGACCCGATGTTGGATATTTACATGCGTCACACGTTCCCTTTCAGAAATACATGGGTGGTGTTCGACCACGCCGAACAAAGAGTGTACGTCTACAAGAAGAAGTAACCATGCCACGCCGAATGCCGGAGAGAGTTATGAACCCTCTTGACTTGTTCAGAAGACAATTTACGGAGGTACCTTCCCCCGTGGGGGGACTTCCTACGATGTCCACGCGCATAGCGGATATTGCGTCGGACGATCTCGGTGATCTTATCGCACGCTATACCGCGTGGAGGGAGTTCACCGAAGACCGCCATCTGGAAGCGTGCGCGGTATACGCACAGGTGAAGTCGGAGTACGATTTGGAGATCGACCGCTTCATTGCCGAAAGTCGCAGGAGCATATCCGCGACGGACAAACGTGCGATGGCCCACGTACATGTTACCGAACTCGGACTTACCAAGAAGCTCGATGAGGCTGGTATCTATCGTGATCTTTTGGCCGGAAAACTCGATTCTTTCAGTAACGTTCTGGCTATGCTCAGCAGAGAACTCACCCGTAGAGGGGTTATGAACGGATAATTATGGAAAATCTTGCATTTTCATTCGACGCAAGTTTCGGCGATTTTCTGACAACTCTCGCACGCGAGAAGATCATGACGGAGTACGATCTCGATGCCGCCGTTAAGATTTTGACCGATTCCCTCTCTGGGATGAGTAGAGATCAAGCGTTGCACATTCTCAGTGGCGAGTGCGATCTCTCTGTTACATCTGACGGAAGTCTTACGATCGTGGCTGCATCGAAGGATCGCAAATTCTCTCTATTCGACTGGTTGCGCTCCGAGAGATCGTCGTTGGAGGATTCATGCGAAACATGGTGGAAGACTGCCACCACGTATCGAGACGACTTTTCTAAGCAGACGATACAGGTAACGCTTTTGCAGGCGTGGTCGATGTTGGCCGGTTATCCTGCCTACGGAGTACTCAAAGAATTCGACGAAGTAAAGTGGCTCAGGTCGGTTCAGAAGCAACTACACATGTTTCTTAAAAAGTACTTCGAATTCGGTGTTCTGTGGGACAAAACGATACAGGTGTACCCGGAGATGTTTCAATTAAGACCGTGGTGTAATTGTGAGGAGTTTTCAAGACTACTCTTGGAAGTCGAATCACTGCAACATGGCCGTACCCCCAAAGTGGATTATGAATTGGATCGTTACATCTCCTCGGAACTCATGAACCGGACTATCAAGATAGAACCCGTCGATATAACGGGAGACTACGACGCCGGATGGCTTTCTCCGAAAGGAGAGTTCTACGGATTGCGCGGTACGAAAGCGAATCTGCTCCATATAACCATAGCGAATGCACTTATCGAGAATGGGGTGCTCCCTTCGGAGTTCCCCGACGGTGTTACTTCGGTTGACAGACTTCTCGAAGTTCTCGGATGGTTGAAAACAGAGAAGAACACTGTTATATACGGTGGTTACTGGGTAGACCCAATTGTACCCGTCACCGATGAACAGATCGAGGCTTTGTGCCGGTATGCCGACGCGGTGTATGGAGGTTTCGTTATCATTGACGGGAAATCGATAAGCTCCTATACATTGCGAAGTACGGAACCGATCATGCGCAGAAAATGGTTCAGATAATCGGTTTGCATCTTTAATGGAAATGGACTATATTTGTCGAAGACCATCAAATATTAGACCATGCCCATTCTTAAAGAAGTATTACACCGAAAACGACCTCCGAAGGAACAGGTACGCAGTAATGGTATCGTCGTAAAGCATCCGACGTCTAAAAATACATGGAAGGAATTCGAACGTCGGGTTGCAAGTTTCTTTGGAACTCGACGTGTTCCTTTATCCGGTAGCAACAGCGGACACGGTACGAATAGCGATTCACTGCATCCTGAATTGTACATAGAGTGCAAAGTACGCCAGAAGTCGTCGCTATGTACCTTGTTTCGGGATACCGCATTCAAGGCGAAGGCTGAAAACAAACTTCCGATCGTTGCGATAAAACAGAAGAACGAACGGGGGTATCTTCTGGTAATGCGCCCGTGCGATTTGGAGGAGATCGTCGAAATACGCATGCGGAGTATAAAAGATGCCGAATAATTTTTAGGAAACGATTTTCTGATTATATTTGTAACGTTCAAGGTTATTTGGTCGAAGGCTTTACGGTATCAATTATGGAGATCGATATTGAAACAAAGACGGTAACTCTTAGGTGTAAATCGTCCACGGATGCCAACAAACTGGCTGGAAGTATATTTTCCGTCCGACAGGTTAATCCCGAATCGAGGATCATAATCCGTGTTATCGGTGCAGGTGCTCTTAATCAAGCCACGAAAGCCTGTATTCTGGCCAATAAGTACTTCATCAAACAGGGTGTAACCCTTGCACTGCAACCGTCGTTTCAGACGGTAGAGGATTTCACTGCGATCGAGTTGAAGATCATCTTCATCAAAAACTGAGAAAGTTTTTTGGAGATAATCATTTTTTAACTACATTTGCAGTAGCGGTTATTACGGCTAATCGCTTTACAAAATAATACGCCGAACGTAAAATAGCTTTCAACTATGGCACGTAGAGCAGCAACTCCCGCTCCGGCACCCGCTCGTGGTGGTCGTCGGGCAGCAGCCCCCGCTCGTGGTGGTCGTAGAGCAGCCGGTGGCGGCCGTGCCGCTGCCAGCACCGCTTCGAAGTCGTAATTCGAGACGGGCGACACCAAGATACCCCTGCACGCTATGTTGTAGGGGTATCGTTTTTCAAAGACTGATCGTAACACACTGAATTTATGGAGAAGAAAGTACTGTTGTTTTCCGGTGGCTTCGATTCCATGTTGCAGGAGTGGCTGATAAAACCGGACATTCTTCTGTATGTGGATATGCGGACGTCATATTCCGACCGTGAGGTAGAAGCCCTCCTTCGACTTCCTGACCACTATACGCACAGGATGCGTGTTATTCATTTTCCGCTCGGAGAGTACGAACGTGATAACAAGTATCTGCCGTATCGGAACATGTTTTTGGCCGGTCTCGCGATGCAGTACGGGCAACATGTGTACTTCGGTTTCAATGAAGCAGATGATGCACCGGACAAAGACGATACGTTCATCCGAAGACTTACGACGTTGTTTCGCCACCTGAATAAACACTGCATCGGAGATATGGGGTGGGAGACTACGAATTTCAGTTTCTCGGCCCCGTACAAACACCTGACCAAAACGGAGATGGTGGCGGAGTGTCTGAAACAGGGTATGCCTGTCGATTGGATTCGCGGTATTCGTTCCTGCTATGATTCCGAGAGCGTCATCGGTTGCGGTGTGTGTCGTCCGTGTGTGAATCGCGCCGTAGCGCTTATCAATAACGGAATATACTCACCGGAGCTGTTCGACACTCCCATAACTGCGGATCGAATAGCCGATCTTATGAAAGAGACCAGAGAATACGACGGGGGAAATTATTCCAAGAGATACTATGCCGATCTCCAAAAGGCTAAGCGACTACTCCGCTGAGAGTAATAAGGCGGTATTGTTTTTCTCCGCTTCGTCCACGGGTGACACGGAGCAATTGCTCGACTTCGGAATCCGTGAGATTCTTGTATCATATTATTATATGCGGAAAAGTCTGCCGTATTACGAAAAAGTTCTCGACGAACTGCAAAAATGCGGCGGACTGTTTATGACCGATTCGGGAGCGTTCTCCTTTATGGGTGGCGTAGGTGCTGATATTTCGGAGATGACTTCTGAAAAGTACTGGATTCCCTATCTTACGGAGTACGTCGACTGGTTACGTGCGCACAAGGATAAGATATTCTGCGCTGCTAATCTCGATCTGGATAAACTGGTCGGTAGGGATGTAGTACGCCGGTGGAACGAGGAATATTTCGAACCTCTCGAAAAAGAAGGTTTGCAAATAGTATACGTCGCCCATGAGGACGAGGGAGACCCCCACGCGATCAAACATTTCAGGGAGTACTGCAAACGATACCGATATGTTGGGGTAAACCAAACACACAAAGACTATGCCGCTAAGTTCTACCAAGCGGCGAAGGAGCATAATGTGCGTGTGCACGGTTTCGCGTGGACGGAACTTAACATATTGAAACACTATCCTTTTTTCAGCAGCGATTCCTCGGTAGGATACGACAGCATGGTGGTCGTCAAGGATTCCGAAGGAAACGTACTGCACATGCCCGTAGGGGAGGTGTTCGACCGGTTTACAGAGAAGGCCGAGTATGCACATGAAAGTCGTGCGCTGACAGAAGGGTACCATACACTCGCGGTAGATGGCTCCAACAGGATTGTGTGGGCGCCCATGCGTTCCGTAGTAAGGCACCGTGTGACGAAGACGATGTACCGTTTGTATATAGAGGGCGGTATACGATTGGACGTCACGGAGGATCATTCTCTTTTGCAATTGAACAAGGAGGGCGATCTCGTAGAAGTATCCGCGAAAGACCTAAAAGAGGGCGACTACCTGCTTACGGCTAACCGGTTTCCGTTCGACGAGGATTTAACGGATGACCTGTTCGATGAGACGATGCTTCAATTCTTGGGCTTGTGGTTAGGTGACGGCAGCTATTCCGGTAGAACTGGAATAAACCTGTCTTGCTACAACACGCTTGAAACTCGGAGAATCATCGACGAGGTAGCTTATCGATTCGGGGCTAAGACGACACCCTCTAAGAACGGTGTAGACTGCCATATCTCCAATAAACGTTTACGGAGGTTTATGCAGGAACTCGGTTTCGAAGGACATTCCGATACGAAAAGAATCCCTCCGTTCGTGTATTCTCTTACGGAATCCGACATAGGTTGGTTACTCAACGGGTACTTTTCTGCGGACGGAACTGGTTCTGGTCTTGGTGTGTTCACAATATCCGAGGGGCTTAAAGCGGACGTCGTACTGCTGCTGAACGGTATGGGAATACTTACTTCCGTTACGGAGAATCCTTCGGGTCACTTTTTCAAGGATGGGAAACGATATGCCAAGAAAAGGGGATGGCATATCTCTATCCGTGACACGAATAGCAAGAAGCGGTTCCTCGAAAAGATAGATTTCTGCATCGCATACAAACATAACGCGGTGTTCTTGGATGTGGTAGGGAATCTCGGTAAGGAACAACTGTGGGCTAAAAAATCCGGTGTCCCCGTCGAACTGTCCGTAACGGGACGTATCGCATTTAAAAGAGACACGCCGCTGGTGTCGTCTTTGAAACCTTCACAACGTCGAGTAAACCGCGATCGAAATACGTCTAATTTCGCGCGAAAAGTGGTGGATAACGACGTGTTGTTCCCCGTTATCCGTAAAATAGAAACTCTCCCCGTCGGGGAAGTCGAAGTGTTCGATCTGGAAGTTCCCCTGTATGAGAATTTCATCGCCAACGGAGTGGTGGTGCACAATACGACATGGTTGGGAGGTGTTCGATATGGCACTACCTATGACTACGACGGTAAGAATTTCAGAACTATCGACTATAAACATAAACACATAAGAAAGCTGCGCGCTTTGAAATATAAAAAAATAGGCGTATCTTTGGATGACGTTCTTGGTGAGGAGAAACGAAAACCGATTAACCGAATGAACTTATTGGGTTGGATGGGCTTCCGAAGGGAGTTTCTTAAAATGGCCAACCTCAAATTGCACAACAGGACGGTAGCACATTACAAGTAGTTATGAGCGAGGATGCAGTAAGGGCACGAATCGATAAAATCCGGGAAGCCGGTAATGACGAGGAGAAACTCAAAGAGTGCCTGTGTTCGTTTTTCTTACGTGGAGACTGCCCGACTTGTGTCGGGTGTCTTCAAGAGATGGCCGATCTCAGAGAATGCCGAAAGTTCTACTTCGACCACATACGGGAGAATCCTATGGATATATGGTCTCCCGAATTCGAGGTAGCTAAGGTCATCTCCCGTGATAAGGTTTCTACGGGTGATCTGGTCGGTATCGGTATTCGCTGCGATAACTGCTATATGTCGGAAAAATGCCCGCTGTGCAAACCCGGGTACGAGTGCGGAATAGACTGGGGGAGTGAAAAACCATCGACGCCGGAAGCGTTCTACGAATTCCTCGTAACGATTCAGTATGAACGGGTGAAACGGGCGAGTGTATTCGAAAAAGTCGACGGAGGTGTACCGGATCAATTCCTATCCAACGAGATGGATCGTTTGTCCGGTTATATTCTGAACAGACTCGACCTTAACAGGGAGCGTCTGTCGGTTAACATAGAGGCTACCGGTTCGGCCGGAGGTAGTGCCGGTGGCGGTATACTCGCCAAACTGTTCGGCGGTGGCGGAAGTACGCTTCCCGCTTCGGAAGCTCCGAAGGAGATACCCGCCGAAGTCGTTAAACACGGAGAGATACCCGTTGCTGAGATCATAGAGGAGACCAAACGGGTTCCTCGTAAAGTTCCGAGAGTGAATGACGACAGTAAGTAAACATCTGCGCAAGGGGCGTAACAAAGTATCGGCTGTGCGACGACACTACCGAAAGGGTTCTACGCACAAGACCGTTAACGGGAAGAAGTTCGTGTACGTCGACGGTTTTTGGAAACACGATGACTACCCGAACGCTCCGAAACCGGGATGGTCTTACGAGAGGCTCCTCAAAGAGAGGGAGAAACTCGTAACCGATCTGCAAGACGGTTTGCAGGGACGCGATATTCTGCCTGCACGGAAATACGGTTTGCTTACGCGCAGAATCCGAAAAATAAACCGAATACTCGAATCAAGGAAATAACTATGGAAGCGTTACTGAAATCATTAGTGGGAAGCTCGATAGAGTACCGGGGTTCGGTACGGACTATCGAAGATGCGGCGTTCAAGTCCCGCACACTCCGTACCGAACGCGATCATATCAGGAAGTCTTTGGAGATGGGAAGTTCTCTGCCGGAGGATGTTCGGTTGATTCTATATACGGAACTTCTCGACTATTACCGGAACCAGCCGTACTATTTCGAGGTGCGCAGCAGTATCGTTTTCGGACGTGACCGTGCTAAGGTTATCGATATGCTGTCACGACCGTCGTCCGAGAGACTTGACGAACTCGAAACGAGACTTAGCTACGGCAGCAAGTATCCGTATCGTGAAGCCATTGTGTGCGCCTGCGGTTACTTTCTGCGACTGCACGAGAGATACTTAAACGTATTAAAACCGTATTTGACCGCCGGAGAACTTATAACTTGTATCTAAGATGTATAGAGTGAACACGATTTACCCCGCATTCATGGGGGAACAGAACTGTTTCGGGATCGGGCAACGCTGTGTGTTCGTTCGGTTCAGCGGATGCAACATACGGTGCTACGAGAGTACGCTCGGTGTGACGTGCGATACGCCGGAGGCACTGTGTGGTACGTGTGGTACAGATATGACTACGAAGGAGATCATTGAACGCCTCAGGGAGTATAACATACGGACGATATGCCTTACGGGAGGTGAACCGCTGTTGCAAAAACCGATAGAACTTCTGTCGGCTTTGAGCAAGAACGGTTTCGCCGTGGTGGTCGAGACGAACGGTACGCTGTCCATCGAACCGTACAGACACGTGGAGAATATAAGTTTCGTGATGGACTACAAAGCACCGAGTGCAGGTGTGAAAAGTTTCTGTCACGAAAATTTTTATTACCTTCGCAAGAGAGATTACATCAAGTTCGTACTGTACGATGATGCGGACTACGAAGATATGAAGATCATCTGCGAACGGATGAAAGGAAAAGTGAATCTTGTTGCCGGCCTGTTTTGGGGAGCGAAAATAGGATATGTAGAATTGGCTAATCGTATTTTGCGCGACAGATTACCTTTGAACCTCAATATGCAGGTTCACAAGATGATGGTACTCTACGACGAGTACCCGGAAGCGGTAAGAACTCTTGCCGTTCCCAAAGAACTGTAAAACCTTAAATTTATCAGACTGATGAAAGAGAACGCTTTGGTTCTGAACGAGGCCGACAAGACGCTTATGTATCTCGTAGGCTGCGATGAAGGCGAGGTAACTAACTTCGCTAACATGATGTCGATTAAGACCCTTCCGGGAAGTACTTATCTCGACAAACTCAACAAGGGATTCTACCAGAAGGTTGCCGTTGAAGGTAAGGCATCCGACTGGGTTCGGCTTGCGGGTTCCAAACCCACGAAGTGCGCCGTATTCGCGATGGCGGAAAATACGTCGTACCTCGGGAAACGTGCCGTCGACTTGCAGGATCATATTGAGATCGGGGCTGACGACAAAGTTACCGGCAACCTTAAATACGTTGCCAAGTTCGTGAAGTTCAACGAGACGGTGAAGGCGGAACAGTCGGGGCACTACCTGTTTCTGTACATTCCGTTGTCTCAGGTGGCCGACGTGCTGAAAACGCAGTCGGTGAAAGTCCAAGTGGACTCCAAGAGCGAAAAAACGTTCCCGCCCGAAGGGAAAGGACTGCCTCTGATCGTTCGTATTGCCGAAGGAACGAAGTCGATCAAGCTGACAGTCGTAACCGGTTCTGAATCCACGACACGTACTTTGGATGTGTCGGAGTTGAAACTTCTGTAAACTGGTACATCGCGATAATTTATCCTTATATTTGCAATATTAAGAATCTACATTTATATTTGCAATGACTGGGTAATAGATGTCGAATCTAAAATTTTAAGCTATGGCTGCAATCAAGAATCTGGTTATTCTGAATCCGGCGGACAAAACACGGTTTTACTCCGTGGCTTCCGGTGAAGGAGCACCTGCTGACGTTACCGATGAGCTGATCGTGAACGTTAAGGATTTTCCCATCGGATCGCAATATACCGATGTCAGTGGCAAGAAGTTCTACGTCCGCATGGCGGAGGACAAGGCTGTCTCCGATTGGGTGGCTGTGAACGCTGGCGCATAACAAATCGGGAGGGAGTACGAGAGTGCTCTCTCCCTTTATTCGTTTTAGATGGCCTCTTTTATTCAATTACGTGGTGACACGATAGATCGGTTTCTCGAATTCGATCCGGTTCTGGGTCTCCGGGAACCTGCGCTGGTCTCTGTCGATGCAGAGAATGCGACGTTGTATACTCACATGAAAGTGGGTGATGGCGTGCATAAGTTCTCGGAGTTACCGCTTCTTGACTTAGGAGGGAACATAGTAAGCTACAACGACCTTAACGATCTGCCCTCTATCGGCGGGATTCAGATCAAAGGCGATCTTTCTCTTGAACAGCTCGGAATCGCATCTTCGGATTCCCTTAAAGAGCTTGACAAACAATTCGTTAAATCGAAGTCCATCAGGGGTGTAGAAGTGCTGTTTGACAGTGAGGCACCCATGCAGAACGATGACGTTATGTACATCGAGGTTGCTCAGACAAATGGCGAATGATCGGAGAATACAACAAATAACGCTCAATGGGAAAACGATACCTCTCGACCGAATCAAGAAGATAACTCTCAACGGGGAGGTTCTTTGGCCAGTAGAGGGTTTCGAACGACACGTCCAGAGGGTTATTTTCAATGGGGAGGTCATTTGGGAACTTATAACGCTTTACCTGAATATTGAGAAGGAAATCGTTTGGCTCACCGAATACAACGACTACGAGGACACGAATAAAGTTATGACGAATACGACATTCGAGGTCGTATAATAATAATAATAATAATAATAATATGGCAGATGTAACGAAAGGTCTTATTATTGTATCTCCGGGTTCGGGATCGGGTGACACCACGCTTACTGTAAAGGCTAAAACGGCCAATATCGGTAACCGTGTCGCTCAGGATTCTACGTTTACGGTGACCGCTCCCGGGGTAACTCCCAATAAGACGTTCATCGGTCGGCTCAAAGCAGCGGCCGAGTTTGTTTCGTTCGACAACGGCGCTTCGATGTCGGTCGACAAGGAAGGTGGCACCGTAACCATTACGGGTACGTCGAACTCTACGAAACTTACCTTCTCGAAGGGCAGCGGTGACATTATCGCTTCGGACATTTCGACGATCAAGTATCAGGCGAACGGTGCCGAGGCTACGTCCGGTACGGCTATCGCAGGCGATCCCGGAGCTGCTGCGAAGTACGTGTTTACGCTTACGCTTAGTGCGTCGGCGAATGAGACTATCGACGAACGTACCCAGCAGATTACGGTTACGGCCGCAGGTTCTCAGAGTGCTACGATTACTCTGAACCAAACGGCAGGCGATCCGTTCCTGGAACTCAGTGCGGAGGTCGTCGAGGTAGACCAAGACGGTTCGGCCGAGACGCTGCAAGTCACGACGAACACTACATTCACCGTTTCGTAGTAGGTACGGTAAAACCTTTTTCAATCCATACGGGGGTGATTCCCCGTATGGGTACTATTTGAACTATGGTGGCACAAACATTCTCTAAAAGTTGGGGTGACGGGACTACGGATAAGTTCTATGTGAAGTGGGACGATTCGTCGCTTCCCGGAAAGGTTACGGTAACGGTGACTTCCGATCCCAATTATACGGGGGAACAGCGCAGTGCGGAGGCCGTGTTTACTACGGTCGGTGGCAGTAGTTCTGTAAAAAAGATACTAACAGTGATGCAGCAAACTGATAACCTTGTTATCGCGTACTACGGAGATAGCGTTGTTTCCACGTATTCGAACAATAAGGCGGGTTTCGCAAGAGTATAGTCGTATGCCGGTATTTAAGAGTATAACCGAGTTTTCCTCCAAACCCTCGTTGGACGGTACAGAAGAGATTCAGGTTTCTTCCACACATAAGATCAACCTGAAAGAGGCTTTCGAACAGTTAGGGAATTTTCTTAATGTCAGCGTTAACGCAGACAGCAAGTGGTCGTTTCCTGAATTGAAGACGGACGTACCGCTGCAAACATGGGTTGGCGCTCTGGCTTACGCTTGCGGCCTTAGAGACTTCAACGAGACGCGGCAGGATATGTTCCGTTTCCTGCTGGGTGCTAACGGTGACGCTTCGGTGTTCGGAGTATTGTTCTGGGATGCTGTTAATGCTGTAAAGGTCGCTGTGTTGCTCTCCAACTACGGGCTTAACGATGACGCATCCTCTACGCAGCCCATTGCAATATACGAGGGCGGTGGAGACTCTTCGAGTATCGACGCGGCCATTGATGACGCTGAGTTTATCCAAGAGATAACCGAATCCGGCAAGTGGGATCGGAGACTTATGATAAACTCCAATAGCGGTAGTGGTGAGGTACTCGCTGAAAATGTTATCGCTGGAACCACGGGAAATCCGTTGGAGTACCCGACTTCGTATGTCCCGATCAATCCCTCGTCGAGCAACGTTCTGCAAGTGCTGTCAGCGTTGATGTACGCGGCAGGTATAAGAGGGACATCCGGTTCTTCCGCTCCTTATCGTATCGTTACGAGGACGTCGTCGGGTTCCGGTTTGTCCATAATAAGCTACATGCCGGCCGATGAGGAAACACTCAAATGGGAGTTCAGTTATGGGAAGATTTCCTTGTTCTACGCATCCGGCAATCTTCTGGCAAGCAACCCTTCCGACGCGGATATTGTAAATAATGCTTCGTGGGAGTCTTACCCCATTGAGGTGGCCGACCTTCAAGGGGTTAAACCTAACGATCTGCTCGCGACTTCTCCGTCGCTGAATATTGGTGCGGGAGATAACGTCAAGACGTCGGCTGTGACGCTTACCGTTAACGTAGAGGGGGCTTCGTCGTTTAATCCTGACAACGCATATCAGCGTGACGCGGTGTTGTCGACTGTATACAGTGCGGCGGTAACATTCAAAGCGAACGATTCTACGGTGACTATCTATAAATCCGAGGACGTGGATACGGTAACCGCCACGTCCGGTAGAAAAGTATATACGTTGCACTGGATTCCTACATCCTTAGTAGACGGTAAGGTTACGAAGTGGGAAGTATACATTAACGTAGCTGTTTACGCGTGATGCGTAGGTGCTAAAAAAAAACAAATGCCTAAATTTGTAGACATTACCTCTCTTGCCGAGAAGGTAAACCCTGACGGTAACGAACAGATTCAAGTATCTAACACACAGAAATTTGTGTGGAAGAATGCCCTTATGAATTCAGGAGGATTCATAGGGGCTATTCTGTCGTATGCTACCCAGTATGCGATGGGCAACACTACCGACAGACAAACCATCATTTCAATGCTGGGGCAGCTGTTCTACAATACCGGTTCCAGAGCCGATAACTTTTTTCGGTTCGTCTGCGGGTCGGTAACTATCCCGGGTGGTACGCCTAAACAGGAATATTTCGGGGTCGTCTTTTATGATGCCTATTACACGCGGACGTACGCTGTGTTCTTTGGTTTTGAGAATGGTGCTGTTCCGGTCACTTTTTTCCAGAGATTGGGAAATTACGTGACCGATTCTCCCGTAGACGATAACTTCGTTACGAACATAATAAACGGTACGTCGTGGACTAAACTCGGCACCCTTGATTTTACGGCTCTCCTTAAACAGACTTATGGAACCAATACGCAGTTTTTAGCTCCGGTACAAGGGAGCGAGGTATTGCTGACTACGACCATAGAGCGGATTTTGTATGCACTGGGTTTCCGCGGGGCGAACACCAATTTCCGTTTCTTGACGGGAGTAAACAATACGTCTGAAACATACTGGGGAGTCGCTTTTTACAATTCTGGACAGAGTAAGACGTTTACGGTGTTGTTCGGTATCGGAGGGAGTTCTATTCCAGTCGGTATGTACCAAAAAGCCGGTAATGTGACTACACAAAAATCAGTGGACAATGAGTTCATTCAGGATGTGCTGTCGACGTGGACTAAATCGTGGTCACTGAACCGTCAGGGAACAATTTATACGTCAGACGTAGTAGCGGGTGACTCCGAAAATCCTATAATTCCCGCTACTACATTCGCCCTGCCTAATGTATCTAATTCTAAATTGGATGCGCTTCTGAATCAGATTCTTTTTTGTACCGGCATTAGGGGCAGCGGACTCCACAGTAGAAATTTTCGTTTCATTAATGCTACCTATCAGATTCCCAATACAACGAATGTACAATGCCACTGGGGTGTGGCGTGGTACAATAGCTACCATGAGAGAACCTATTGCATGCTGGTGAATACGGAAAAAGCAGAGTCCCAGAATATCCAGATTTTTCAGAAACAGGGCGCTGGATTGTACGATGATGCCAGCGATGATGAACTTGTTCAGAAAGTGCTCTCTCTTAATACATGGTCTCGGGTAGTCAGTTTCGGGGGTACTTTACCTGCACAAAACGTAGTCGTAACTACTCCGACATTGTACGACGAGAACTCTGCACCAACAGTATATCCACAAGATCAGAACAATCTGCAACAATTAATTCAGTGGATACTGTATACATTAGGAGTAAGGTCTGACGTCAATGGGTTAGGACGAACCATGTTTATTGTTCACGGCAATGGTAACATTGGCATAATAACGTTGGATACCCAGAATACTGATAAGTATTACGCGCTTATATTCGGAGACGGGGAGTACCTGCACTCGTATAGTATCGAATCGGTGGTAGTCGCAGAGTGGGTAGCTAATAACTCTTCTGATGTCGAGATTCTAAGTTCCATCTTGGAAAATGGAACCTCAATGGGTTCTATTCCGTTCGATATGAGTGTATTCGCTACGAAGTCATACGTGAAGCCGAATGACGGTATACTGACTACGTTTCCTTCTGGTGCGAGACTTATTATTCCGGGTGAGAATCTAACTACCAACGTAACATCTGGAACACTGACAGTTAAGGTTCCCGACCTGCTTACCGCTGCTGTGAAGAGCGGCCCGTTCAGGGATGCCATTATAGACGTACCCTACTCTGTAAACGTCGTGTTTCAGAAGCAGGACGGTATCGTATACAAAGCCGACAACGTAGATGGATTTACTGCTACATCTGGTAGAAAAGTGTATACGATACATTTTGTCCCTACGACAACCTCCATGACCAGCATAACGTTCAGAGCTTTTGTTAACGTGGCAAATTATAAGTAAAATGCTTACTACGGCTTTCTTCTCTCAGAATAAACGGGTGTCTACACCCGCGACTAAGAATATTACCTATCGGTTCGAGAATGCTTCTGGAATGAATATTACGATCATCCAGAGTAACCCCGAGAACCCGATAACTTCGCGACAGGTAGCGGTGTCGTCTGGCTGGACTTCGCACGAAATGTCCTCGCGGTTGTCTGCTGAGGGAAATATATCGCTGTTGTTGTCGGTTCAGTCAGAGTGCAATTGGATGCTCCGCATACGAGTGTACCTACAAAAATCTGGCAGTTCTACGAAGACATTCCTCGGTGGGCTGAATGTCGATGAAAGTCACTATGGGGAGAGCACTCTTACAGGTACTACGATGGTAAACTTCGGGGATACGATCATCTACGAGATTACCCAGAATGTAGGCGTTATGACATCCTCTGCGGTGTCTGGAAAGTTCCCGGAAGGCGATGTGGATAATCCGTGGACTATTGGTATAGAGAACTTGTACAACACTAACTACGTGGGCGCCACTCTGTCGTATAGACAGCCCTATGTGTACTCGTTGAACTTGTCGGGAAAGAATACTACAAGTATTACGTTGGAGAACTGTAATGCGTTAATCGACATATACCAGAACTACAAGGGAAGAGTGGCTTCGGTTAACTGTACGCACTCCGTCGCAAAGAATATCGGTTCCTACATCTTAAATGTGGGTTCATACAGCACTTCGTTCTCACTGTTTATGCAATACGTCACGGAGGCGAGTGTAACGCCTCCTACACCTTCGAAGGAGCCTATATCGTTCACGGTAGGTGTTACGGCTCACCCCGGAATGTCTGAGGTTACTATAAGTATCTGGAACAAGGCTAAGACGAAACGTCTCGCAGTAGCTTCATTCGAAAGTTCCGATCTTGAAACGGGGGCTTCGCAGTTGCTCAGCAATATTCCTAACGAAGATAACGGTTTTTACTTTTTGGATATTACCGGAAGCATCGTGCGTAGTGAGGAATTCGTATTCTACAACGGAGGCACCTTCTTGTTCTAACTCTGAGGAGGCGAAAGCCCTCAACATATCGTTCCGTTTTCGAAGGGTGTCTCTTTCTCGGAGGCACCCATTTTCATTTTGGCCGTTTGGAAATTAAATCGCTTTTGTCTATATTTGTTCAACACCAATACGAAACAGCCTATGGACGACAAGACCAGATTCGGTATCTTATCCAAGTACGGACGGATGCCTTCGACCGAAAACTCTGCAAAGCAGAAACCTTCGGGGTATCGATTAGTCGCGGTTGCCGGTACCCGTGAGGAAGTAGTACAGTCGGCTTTGCCGCATCAGTACGGATTACTGGTGTATAAGAAGAAAGAGCTTATGCGGCAGTCTTGCTACGCCAGTGGTCAGGTACGTCTGAAAATAACACCATACTACAATTGAATACATGTACGAACGCCCCCGATTATGCCAGCGGGGAGGACATAAAGCAGGTGCTTAAATCCGAGTACCGGTATTTCGGGACGATCGATGACGTCATGGAGTACATCGCCGAGAGAAAGGAGTTCGAACGAAAATTGATGAAGAAGTCCTACCGGTTTCCCCATTTGCACGGGATCATCTCCGATGATTACTTCAACGAGGACATATAATCCGAGGGTGGGGAAGAAAACGAACCGATTTAACATTCTCTGCAAGACCCCCAAACGGCTATTGAATGTTCCGCAATCGTCCGATACCCTCGGATTTTTCAACGAAATTTTCTATCTTTGACACATGGATATACGAATCAGGGAAGGGTTGTACCTCCGAAACATAGAGACCAAGACGGAAACTACCATTCGTCCCGCGACGATCGGGGTAGAGACGAAAGGTATCGTTTGGTTTCACGACGTGTCCAAGACGGTCAAAGTCGGATTCAGCAAGGACTACTGCAAGGAGGACAAAATGCTGTTCTCGGTTATCCCTACGATAGAGGACAGAGAAGTGTCCGCGAAGCAGGTATCCATGATCCTTAGAAAATCTCTGCAAGGAAAAGACGTCGACGTCGATTCTATTGTAGAACAAATATATGCGTTATGAATCTTAGAGAGAAGGTCAATGCGTGGATCGAATCTTTGAAAGGGTTCGACTTGCTGAAAGGAAACCGCTGGGAGGGTATGCTCGCTACGTTCGCTATATCGTTCATTTGGGGCGTATGCTCAGGTATATCGTTTTGTGTGGGATACCAATTCAGAAATTACCTTCTGTGCAAACAGATAAACTGGTACGATCTATACGCACAGGCGATAGGATGTGCCGCAGCGTTCCTTCTGGTAAACGGAATTCTTCTCGCAGTTAAGATATTGGTCTGACCGGAGATAACAGGTGCATTTGAGTTACAGCGTTTTTCATTCATGGGAATTTTTCGAGGGTGCCGTCTATTGTGAAATCCGCGGTATCCGAATCTCCGGTCTTTATTGAGCTATGGTGTAATGGTAACACGTCAGATTTTGGTTCTGAAATTTTGGGTTCGAGTCCCGATAGCTCGACTATTTAAGTCTGTCTCGTTTTATAAGCTGTGAATATGCCTGCTAAGGAGAGCTTGCTTTTCATACGTAAAGACGTTCACTGGAAGTATGAAGACGAACCGACAGACTTCTTCGACAAGGGGTAGTATAAGAATAGTGCTTGCCCGTCAATGACGGGATAGGTGAGGGGTGAAATGCTCCCTCCCCCTTTTTAAGGGCCTTTAACTCAGTCGGTTAGAGTAGCTGACTCATAATCAGCAGGTCACAGGTTCGAACCCTGTAAGGCCCACCACATTCAACAAATACACTATGGACAAATCGTATGCTACGCCCGACCTCGCCAAGATGGCGATGTACTGGGGTTTCGACAGACCGTGTTCTGCGGGAGTAACCGTTAAGGCTCCCGTTTTGTATGCCGAGAGAGAAACTTTTGACAGTGTTCCAGACGGGATTATTCCGATTCCTACATTGGAACAAATTCAACGTTGGCTTCGGGAGGAAAAGAAGGTGAACGTGTACTGCGCACCTATATTCGCTGACCCTGAATGGCTGTGGATGGCCTGTATAGATGACGAGGCCGTCACCGATTCTGAACCCTTTATTCGGAACGATCGTGAAGTTCTCAAAGTTCCTGCTTGCGTGCATACGCAATTGTTTAAAGATTATTACGATGCACTGACCCACGGCATAGCTTCCCAATTCGGTATTTGGCGTTATCAGAAACGGTAGCCATGCGTATCGCAGTCATAACGGCAGCCGGTCAAGGTACACGTGTGGGACACCCTCTGCCGAAACAGTTCATCAAAGTAGGCGGCAGTACCATCGTGGAGTACTCCATAAAGAAGTTTCTCGAAATCGGGTATGACCGTGTAATAGTAGCGCTTCCGGCTAAGGGGTTTGCCACGTATCGTGACATGCTTACGGATGATCCGAGAGTAGACTATATACCGGGAGGTCTTACGGCGAATGAATCCCGCTACATCGGGGTATCCCATGCTGCGGGGTATATTCGTGACGAAACCACATTTGCGGTTGTTGCCGTGCACGATGGTGTACGTCCATTGTTTTCCCCGTCGATCGCGATTAAATGCACGAGAATGTGCGAAAACGACACTAACCGTGCCGCGGTGGTTCCCTACATCGAAACGGTTGAAACGATACGAAGACCCGATGGTCTGTATATACGACCGGTATACGAACGGGAGGTTCTGTGGAGACTGCAAACTCCGATGGTGTTCGATCTTTCGAGATTGAACGAGGCATACGAGAGGGTCGTTCGCAACGGAACCTTCGAGACGTATCTGACCGCCTCGGACGTGTACGAAGCAATGTACCACGATATGCGTTTCGTAGAATCCACGGTGCGAAACTTCAAGATAACTACGGCGGACGATCTGTCTATGGCCGCAATATTGCTTACACATGAATAACATGGAGAAGTTAACGTTTCCCGCGAATTACTTCGAAGGGGAGATACGACATGGGTTCTTTGTATCGGAGAACCGAAAAAAACTGTGGGCTACGGAGCTTGAACTGCTGCACAACCTCGCACGGATATGCAAGAAACACGCTATACGGTGGTTTCTGGATGGCGGCAGTCTGCTCGGTGCCGTAAGGCATGCCGGTTTCATTCCGTGGGACGACGATATAGACGTGGTTATGTTCAGAGAGGACTACGACGAGTTTATAAAGGTGTGCCTGTCGGAATTACCGGAACCGTTGTTCCTGCAAACGAACGAGACGGATCGGTCGATCTATTGCCACGCGAAACTCAGGAAGACCGATACTACGTGCATTCTGCGTGGTGACGCAGAGGCGCATTTCCCGTTCAATCAGGGTATCTTCATCGATATTTTCCCACTCGACAACGTACCGGAGGATGCTAAGGAACAGGATCGGTTCCTGTATCAATTGTCCCTAATCCAGATAGAGATGAAGATGCTCATGAACCGCTGGTGGAAGTTCTCTCGGGATGACTATCAAGAGCGCGGTCGTATAGACTACCTTAAACAGAAGTACGAGACGCTCCGAAAAATGTACAAATACGAGAGGACATCGGTTGCGGCTACCCTCGCATTTCCCGGGAACAAGAACAGTGTGAAACGAAAGGAGCATTATGAAATGGTGGAGTATCTTCCGTTCGAGAACATGCTGTGTCCGGTTCCGGGGTTGTATCAGGAAGCGCTCCGTCTTATCTACGGAGACGATTTTATGACACCTATAATGGGTGCAAGTCAACACGGGGAGCTGCTGGTGAATTTCTCGGAATCCTATAAGACTAACCCTAAAACATACGATAGACTGTAATGGGAAAAGTTTGCCTTGCGTGGGCTGAGAACGTACTGTTCGCCGATCTGGGACAGCTGCGGTGCGAAATTATGGATTCCTACCAAATAACGAGCGCGTATGATATGCGCCGTATCATAGAGGCGCTTCGAGAGAGTTCTTTACCATTCAATGCGGTATGGACACGAACGGATAAGTCACTGGTACGCGAGTGGAGGGCCAAGAACTTTCTGTACTCGTTCGGACTGTTCCGATCGAAAACGCGGTCTGCTACGTTTCATGAGAAGCGAAGCTGGTACTGGATCATTTGCGATTCTGTGTTATCGTCGCTATATTTGCATGTGTAGCTACGTGCACAAAAACTTTTGTCGGTTCTTGTCCGCACAACAGAATCGAGGTCTTCGTGTCATCGGGTGTTACGGGTTTATGTGGTGCGGCTAAGTTCCCGTATTTTAACTTGCCCCGATATGAAGAATGAAATTTTGGAAAAATTCCGAAGGCGTTTCCCCAATGAAAGAGCCTGCCGAAAATATCTTATCGATGAAGTGTGGAAGGGGAAGGTAACGTGCCCTTACTGCGGGAACGACAGAAAAGTTTATCGTTACACAAACGGGCAATTCCGATGTGCCGAATGCCGAAAGTTGTTCAGGATATTAACCGGAACGGTGTATTCCGGTATACGTCTGCCGCTGCGGAAGATATTCATGGCGATGTATGTGTTGTCCGTCAAGACGGATATGTCCGCACGTGCACTGGCAGCCATGATCGAAGTAAATAGAAGAAGCGCCGGTAAACTGCGCCGAAAATTCAATGAACTATACAACCATGAAGGAAGTAACGAAGGATGAATTCTTTGGGATCATCAATGAGGGCAAACTCGACGTACTGGTACGCCCCGAGACGAAGGAACCGGGACACTGGTACCCACACACTACGGAATTCAAATTCCGGGACGGTACCGTGTTCGGTAAAGTAGTTGAAGACTTTCACGACGGGGAGCATTATCCCGTGGTCGAGAAATACTACATCAACGAGAATCGATAGCTATGAGATCATCGGGAGGACGACAAACCTACGCTGCGGTATTCGCGATGGATTTGCGGAGCGGTGAACGGTTCAAGACGAGTAGCGGGTTCGCTGTGTATGTTTGTGCCTCGGCGGATATGTTCGGTGTGACGTACTATTACGAGGGTGACGAACATAGAAAACCGAATACTCTAAGTCCCTACGCACTGGTGTTCCCGATAATAAAGCGTGTATGGTATGGGTTCCTAACTGGACGTTCAACGAACGGTCGAGACAGTTCGAACCCACCGGCGACTACAACGTATGCTTCCGATACGCAGCATACAAAGTGATGGAGGAGGAATTTACCCCTGCTTTCACGGTCGAGGATTTGCTGTGTGTGCTCCCTAAGATACTCTACGATAATCATGGACATGGGCTACCCATCAACATGACCACATCCACGGGTTCCAATTGGTGTTTGTATTGGGGGAACCCCCATACAGGCATAGGATGGAGAGACTCTAACTCTCTCGTAGACTTACTGACCGAGGCTATTGAATGGGTGGTAACGAAAGGTTACAAACTAAACGTATAGAATTTATGACACTGAATGAGTATCAGAAACTCGCTATGACGACCTGCATGGAGAGTTGCAAGAATGACACCTACATGCTGTTCGGTCTTATGGCAGAAGTAGGGGAGGTCGCCGACAAAATCGCGAAGTGGAAACGGAAAGAAATCATCCGTATCGATGGGAGCAAGTTGGTATTTGTACAGGATGACCCTGAGGTTGTAGAAACGTGCCGGAAAGAGTTACTCGCTGAACTTGGCGATTGCCTCTGGTTTATAGCTGGTATCGCCTCGGTAATGGGGGTACACTTGGAAGACATAGGTCAACAAAATTACGACAAGTTGTCCAGTCGACAGGAACGCGGTGTCATCGACGGTAACGGGGATAACCGGTAAAAACAAATGCAGGTATGAAAGACATTAAATTCAGAGGCAAGCGATTCGACAATGGGGAGTTGGTTATCGGAGACCTGATCGAAAATCAAGGTCGGAGCTTCATTTACCACGCAACGAGTGAGAGCACGATTGAGGATAACGCTGACGGGCGTATCGTTATCGCTGCGGTAGAAGTCGATCCCGCTACCGTAGAGCAATACATAGGGCCGAAAAACAAGATCGACATAGAGATAACTTCTGACGGTTGGAAGATCGACGTAACGGTAGACGGTAAAACGTATACGGAGCACCACGAGATGTCTGACGAGGGTTGCTTCGCTAAATGCGTGGAGGGAAACTTGGAGACTGCCGGTATCCCCGACCCCATCGTGTATGCTCTGGATGGCTTTTTCTGTTTCGACTGCGTGCGGGCACTCCGTGAGTGCGAGTAACAAACAATCGCACGAAACACTGTGGGTGTAGGAACTTCGAAAAAATTGCGTATATTTGGACAACCAATGATCGTACTATGGCACTTGATCCGAACAAAACCGACGCAATTTTAGGAGAAGCTATCAAGGAACTTCTTACTGACGCAGGTGTTGAAACCCCGATACTGGGTTCTGCGTTATCCGACCAGAACAAGATAGACAGCATTCGTGACGACTTCGCGCATATCATGCGGACGTTGGGTCTCGATATGACCGACGATTCCCTGAAAGATACTCCCGGACGTATCGCTAAGATGTTCGTCCGGGAAATCTTCTGGGGTCTCGATTATCGGAATTTCCCCAAATGCACGACAATTGAGAATAAGATGACCTACGATTCCATGATCGTCGAGCGGAATATCAAAGTTACGTCCAATTGCGAACACCATTTCGTCCCGATCATAGGGTCGGCTACGGTAGCATATATACCGAATGACCGGATTCTCGGTTTGTCGAAACTGAACAGAGTGGTCGAGTTCTTTGCACGCCGCCCGCAGGTTCAGGAGCGTCTCACGGAGCAAATCCACATGGCGCTGACGCATATTCTCAATACGGAGAGTGTCGCGGTGGTGATTAAGGCTGAGCATCTGTGCGTAAAATCCCGAGGTGTTGAGGACGTAAACTGCGATACGGTTACGTCTAAACTGGGAGGTGCCTTTATGCAGGGTACCACCCGCTCGGAGTTCATGAATATGCTCTGGTAACATGAAGACGGAAAACATATTCGGTGTAGAGGTATCCGAGGATGTGTTTACCACGGAATTTTCCTGCGACTACGATGTGTGCAAGGGCGCGTGCTGTTATTCGCCGCTTCCGTCCGGTTCGAAGGTTCACGCCGTAGGCGGTGGTCTGACGAAAGACGAGTATGCGGAGGTGCTCGACCGAAAGAAAGATATTGTGCAATACGTTGCACCGGAGATGGCCAAAAAGTTTCATCGCTGCCCTACGTGTCAGTGGAATACTGAGGAAGGTGTCACTGAATATGCGATGGAGACGTACAAAGGGGTGGTGTGCCTGCTGTCCCGTATGGACAGGGGATGCTGTGCAATAGAGGCCATGCACGAGGACGGTAAGGGATTGTCCTTCTCGATTCCGGTAAATTGTTCGCTTTACCCGCTCGTGTATGACCCCGGAAAGAAACGGCTGTACGTGTCCCATCTGTGGGATGAACAGTGCGGGGCAGCATACGAAAAGGGTCGCAGAGAACATGTAAGGGCGTATGAATTCGTGAAGGATTCCATCCTCAGACTGTTCGGTGAACCTTTCTACGAGGAACTGTGTAAACGCGCAAAAGAGTACGAGAGATGATTACGCAATGTATTTCCATAGCGGACGTGACTATCTGGCTGACGTGTGCGGTGGTGCTCGCAACGGAGGTGGTCGTCGTATGGCTGAATAGGAGGTATTCGAAACTTCGTAAAACGAAGGACAGCGAGTACTTCACCGACTACACGCACGGAAAGCTGACGATGCGGGTATTCAAAAATGAATTCGAATTTCAGGCGAAAAAGGACATTCCCTCCGGTAAGATAGTAGACGGGGGTGTCCTTTCCGCCTTTTACATGTGGGTTTTATTCGAGGAGTAACTATGGCTATTATCAATGAAGGGACGATCGCCAAACTGAGACGTTTGGCTGCGTCATGGCAGGTGTTCAACATCAAGATGCACCAGTATCACTACAATGTAGTGGGTGAGACGTTCGACGAACTGCACAAACTTTTCAAGGAGCTTTACGAGGAGGCGGACGCACACTACGATGCCGTATCCGAACGTATGCGGCAGATCGGTGAACGTGTCGTATTTTCGTGCGCCGAACTTGCCGAACAAAGTGCGGTAAACGACGAAAACAACGCGAATACGCCGCAGGAAATGCTGCGTGGTACGATCGACGCCTTCGCTGCGTTGTCGTCGCTGCAAACGGAGATTTGGTTTGAGAGCGACGATCAAAAGGACATCGTGACGAACGACCTTATGGTGCAGCTCAACAAGGCGGTCGAATTCAAGAACTGGATGGTGTCCGCCCAGTTGGGACGTGAAGTCGAACCCGTAAAGTAATCGATCATGAGCAAGAAAGTATTGATCTGGGTAGGGGTCGTTATCCTTGCCCTCGTCATTGCGGTAGTGGTGTGGAATATCCTGCCCACGCAATTCCGCATTGTGTCCACGATCTCGTGGGTTATCGGTGCCGCCGTAGGCGCCTTTGCTATGTACAAGGACTACAAGTGGTGGCTTGCGAACGTGAAGAACGATGGGACGGTATCGTAACAAACAGGTATTCGTCGAGGCCGTCCAGTACGACGGCTATCATACGGGGGAACTGCACGAGTTGTGCGGTGACAAATTTATGGAACCCGTAGAGAGCGGGCACGCACCTTTCGTCCGTACCTTAGAAGGGGACGTGACCGTTTATGAATGGGACTACGTGGTGAAGTACGCCAACGGAGACCTCTGCGTTCTCAGGGCCGATCAGTTCGAACAATCCTTCGTGGAGGTGGGCTTCGAAGTGGGCCTTGACTTCTCGGAGGCACTGCGAATACTCAAAGACGGCGGTTGCGTCGGCAGAGGGTGCTGGTTCGATCCTGATTTGTTCGTATTCAAACAGGTTCCGGCGGAAATATCCCCCGAGATCGTGCAGAAGATGCAGTCGTTCCCTAAGAGAGTAAAAGAGGCGGTCGCCCAGTACGAGGTGCCTCTGCGGTATGTGGATCAGTGCTGTATCTGTAACCGAAAAACGGGTAAAGTAACTTCTTGGGTTCCCTCGTGCGAAGACATCTTCGCGGAGGATTGGTATCGTGTGAGATGAAAACATTGAAAGCGATAGCGTATGCTCTGTTATACGTCTGGCAGTTACCCCAAAACCTCGTGGGATTATTCCTGCTCCTATACTACCGTAAAGAGTGCAAGGTACACGAGGAAGACGGAACCGTGTTCTATATCGTACCGTCTGTGCGAGGAGGCTTTTCTATGGGAAGATACATATTCCTGTCGAAGCGCTCCTTGTTACGAGAACCGGTGTATGACCATGAATACGGACACACACGACAGTCAAGATATTTGGGGCCGCTCTACCTCTTGGTAATAGGTCTGTGCAGCGGAATACACTGCATGCTGTACGACGGAAAGGGCGGTTACTACGATTTCTGGACTGAACGGTGGGCGAACAAACTCGGTGGAATACCGGGATACGCCGGTGAAGGGAAATTCCACGAGGAAGGTTACATACATACGGTCTACGAAAAACTGGTCGCTATGGTCGACCGATTCAAGTAACCGACCGCATTAGTCTTATGAGAGGCGTCCGATCATGGAGCGCCTCTTTTATTTTTAGGTGGTTGCAGAAGTGACTTGCATTTCGTATATTTGTTGCAAACCCGTGAAAAATGACAATCGAGAACATTAACTGCCGCGAAGAACTCGAACACGTTATCGAGTACGCGGTAAACAAGGCGAAGTGCGAACATCTGCAACATCGTGTCGTAGGGTACGCTGTAAACTCTGTGGAATTCTACAAGTATGTGGGTTATCCGTGTCACGTGAATATCGTTTTGGGGAGAGCCGTTTACATCGTGGAAGGTGCGTACTGTACGACGTATTTCGGGAAGAACGTATTCCCGTATGCTGAATTCGCGGAATTACTGCTATGAGTGATCCACTGAACGAGCTTCTTATCATAGGGCCGCTGGTTGCGAAGATACAAGTGGCCGATATATTGGATTGGGTGTCTCCGTTGTTCTCCAATGTAACATACAGAGACGGGGAACGCGACGATCTGTTCATATCCACGTATGCGTACAGAAGTTTGGATAGACTTCTCTCGGTGGACTTCCCGAAGGATACTTCGTATTTCGTTATCGCGGAACGCGGGACGCTTATCGGTGGTATTCTGTGGGAGGGAACCCGATTCGACGGTAGAAAGCTGATAAGTTATGACGATTGGTTAGACGTGCTTAAATGCAGGGGTGTACTCAGTATAGAGGAGTTCACCAGTCATAAAGTCACGATGAGAAACCTTCTCGAATGAAACGAGCGCTGTGTTTCGTCGTACTGATCAATAAGGAGGCGAAGACGGTTTTAGACTGGTTGCTATCCGATAAGTTTATACGGGGTTTCCACATGTACGATCTGCGTAGCGTAGGAACTTATGCAGGCAGCATCGATAAAATGGAATCCTCCGTGTACACGATAGTCGTACATAACGGGGAGGCAGAAGTGTTCGGCGATATAAGTTCGGCTGTGATTAAGTATAAGGACGACAATCTGGTGTTCCTGACGTATGCCGAGTGGGAGGAACTTTTCGACGGTACGAACCCGAAAGCGGTGCTTAAATAGACGGAGCATTACCATGATAACGAGCAGAAAGAACTACCTATGTATAGGCCCTCTGACGGCTACGGTACATGTGGCTGACATATTCAAGTGGGCTACCGATAGGTTTACTAAGGTAACATACCAGAGTATACACGACGAATGCCGTTACATAGATACTCGTGTGTTTACGTTAGAGGAACTCCTCAAAGAGGACATACCGAAAAGCACTGCGTGGTTCGCTCTGCGCATACGTGAAGGCGCCATGTATGCGGTACTTACAGAGATACGAGTTACAGAAGGTACGATTATCAGCTACTACGAATGGGAAGACCTTCTGAAAGAGATTCGATTGTCCGAGATTCCTGAGGTACGAAAACATCCCGTAGTGGAATGTATGACGTGGTGATGCGAAGGCTATTTGCAACGTGTAACCGGTCGAAATAAGCACTTAAATATATGTAAGTACCAAAATGTATTTTTCGCGCGTAAAATCGCGGCTGTATTACGGCTACGAACGTGCGCAACCGTCCGAAATAACACGAAGGGACTATGCGACAGACGGTTGAGACGCAGTACACGTGAAAGAGTGCCTGTGCAAGTGATGGGAGAAGGGGTAAAAACGCGGTTCCGTGTGATACGGGCGGAAAGTGCGCGTACGAACGGATGCGCGGAATGGTGGATACACTATAAGTATACACTATAATATACAAATACGCATAACTACACACACACAACTACACGTGCACGCAGATGCGCGGAATGATATTTGTGTATCGTATAACATAGTAGTATAATATAAGTACATAATAGTATTATGTAATGAGTGTACAGAGGTGGCTTACCTCGTCGAGGTATCTGCAAGTGCTTCTCTGGGTAACGTAGTACCCGTGCAGGTGTATGTACGCATTGATGCGTCGGTATACGACGTGAGTAAGATGTATGTAAGTAATCGTTCGGGTAAGGGGTAGCCAGATGGATAGGTAGCTGGGTAGCCAGTTATCTGTGCAGCGTAGCTGCGTGTGTGCGTGCGTAGTTATTGCGTAGCTGTAATTGTAGTTATAGTTATATTACCGGCCACAGGTAATTCTACGTGTGTAATTACGTGTAGATAATTAGTTATTGCGGCCAATATACGTAGTTACTACGTGTGTAGATAATTACCGGCGCAATTTGCGCGTAGATAGTTACGTGTAATTACGCACAGATACACGCACAGTTATTACACGTAGATATGCACACGTAATTGTAATAATTATACGCGGCCAATTGCGTACACAGAACTGTATAATTACACACGAATAGCTACGCACGGTTACTACCGGCGTTATATATATATATATAGGTATGACGCTACTTGTACATTTAACTAATTATGGCGAGTTCCGCAAATTAATTATGGGAACCAATTTGCGTTCCGAACTCAATAAGGTTTATTACCGTGGGAAAGTATATACGTGCGAACAACTATCTACGCAGAAATTAGATTTCCCTCTGTACGCAAGAGTATACGATGATGAGCTTGTACTTTTGCGCACGCTGCAAACTTATACGACGGCAATACCCGTAGATGATTACCTTGACTTATTCGCGTAATTAAGATTCAATGGGAATACAGATACAACTGGATACGAATCACGATCTGGAAAATTTATGCGCGTACATAATTAACCGCGGTACGAGTTACAGAGGTGCGAGAGTTATTTACTGGCTGTGTAACTACTACACGTATGAGCAATTCACGTTACGTGTTAAGTCGGCATTTCCTCTGTATGCGATAGTCACGGATACTGAGATACTGCTAACAGTGCGCCCGTTCGCAGAAAGAGTAACAATCTCTGCAAGCGATTATCTCGATCTATTTACATAATTGTAGCTCGTACACGAAGGCTATTTTGGGCCTAAAATAGGGGTAAAATACCGTAATTTAGCCTTATTTAGCGTAGTTATGCGTAATTGCAAAATAGGAAATCGCTGATTATCAGCGATATACTCAGTAACGTGTATGCGTAGAATAACTGGCTGAGAATTTTCTGTATAGGGCAATCCCCCACGAGGCTTCCGTACACGCGATTCTCAGAGGGTTAAAATAGGCCAAAAATCGCTGTAACTCGCACAGCCATTGTACGATACGGCGAAAAATCGATGATAAAAATTTCGAGGATTCTGGAAATTCTGGAAGCGCTAATTAGTGTAATTACGGGTTATTTTACGCTAATTACGGCTACACGTAAATAATTGCACAATTAATTACGCATGTAAAAGGTTGCGGGAACAAGTATTAATTACACGTATGAAGAATTTACTTACACGATTAGGCGAACAATACGTGGGTGTGAATATCTGCGTAGACGTAACAAGTAACAGCGAACTGCGTAGAATGTTCGACGCGCTGCTCAATGGTAAAACTACAATGATAGATTACTACACTACGTTCGGAAGGGCGGTAAAGTACGGAACTAACTTTCTGCTCAATGACGCAGATGTAGAATATCCGTGTCTGCTCAGTATGCAGGACGGGGAACTGTCTCTGCACGCGGGTTACATAGTTCCTGATTCGCGCGTTTTGTCGGTAGATGATTTTATTGAATTATACTTATGATAATACGTGCGACTACAAAAGAGGAACTGCGTGAAGTGCTTAACTACATGTGTGCACAACTAAGACAGACACGGGTAAGAGTGGATTTGCCACGTATGGGGCCTCCCCTCCATACGGGGTACGATACGGTAAGCGTTGCGGCGGAGATTTTCCCAGTCATCGTACTATGTAATGAAGCGCATGGGATACATATAATGCCCGATTCACCTGCGGTGCGCATATTGACGTTCACTGACTGGCTGGATGTGCGGCCGTAATATGTAAACGGGTGGGGTCAAAGTAGGCGCTCACGTATGTAGCCATACGACGCGATGGCTTCGCGGAGGGGGAATTCTGCTAACACGCACGAGCAGAAAATGGCCCCCTCCCCTTAAACGGGGTGGATGCCTGAGAGGGTTGCGGGTGGTCTGGTTAGATTACAGATCAGATTTTCAAGAACGAGACATCAAAAATTACGGTTAAGTCATAGAGTTGGTTTCGTAGGTCAAGACATGCCCGTACTCGTTATGGTTAGGGTATGTCTTATTGCTGCTGTATTATGCAACAGACTTGTATGTGCGCGACATGTATAGAAATCGACGTTTCGTATACACGACGTGCGGTATATGTATAGAAAACCCCCTGTTCGTATACATATTCCGCCGGTTGTTCCTATTTCGTTATAGTTTTCACGTACTTTTTACCAATTTTTAACGGCCTGAAATTGAGATAGTTACGAAAAAGTCCGTATATTTGTATAACGAAAAATCAATTAAAGTACGTGACCATGAAAACGAAACGAGTGGAGGCTTATATGAAAGCTCACAGGAAGAATGAATTCTACGCGAAACGTGTAAGGGGAGGCTACTATGCGGTGATCGATGGGTACGATATGTCGATGGAGTCTTTGGAGGTTTCCGAGGAAGCCGCTATCGCTCTTATTCACAAGCTTAATCAACTGAGAAACGAAAGAATACGCTGAGTTATGAAAGACGCATTGATATTATTCATCGGTGTAGCGATGATGTACAGTGACAATCTGGGAATTATTTTCTTGGGCGCCGTAGTTGTAACGATCGCTACGGTGCGAATTTTAGGTAAAGTGTTCGAGAAATGATACTGCATGTATTCGGGGAACCCGTTCACGTAGCGGATGATATTGCGGACGGAGTATATTCGCACGCACACGTAGTGGAGAGGCTTATTGCCGGCGGGGCAGGAGGTTATCCTGCGGTACATTATTTTATGGAGGCACCGGTGGAAACGGTGTGTATAGAAAACGGAAACATCTATGAAAATAACAACGATCGATAAGGGGACGGCTGAGGCGATAACCAGCAGGTTACACGATGCGGTGCGCGATGTGGCCGACAGTATGGGGGTTACGGTTTACGTCGAGAGGACGAAATTTTATACTGTCGAAATGTCGGTGACGTTTTCGATCAAACTGCCCGCAGATAAGACTGAGTTTCCGCACTATGTGTACGACGGTTTCGCAGAGAGGGAGGGTGTGGAGTACGGGGAGCATTTCGTCGGCAGCCGGTACAGGGTAAAGGTCGATAAGTCTTACCAGATAGTAACGGTTACGGGTGTGGACTTCAAGGCGCGAAAGTATAAGGTCTGCATCGAAATCGATAAGAGAAAATTCCGTATCGCACCGGCGGCACTGAGGGGCAACATGCTGAGAGACCGCCCTACGTGGGAAGACTTCGCGCTGTGGTGCCAGTACGACGGGGACGATGACCGGCTGATCGGTGACACGGTGGACAGGTGGGACTTTACCGAAGTCTATATGAACAAGACCTTCGGGGTGACTCGACTATCGGTGCTCCGCGAACTGCTTGAACGGTTCCGACGGACGGAGCCATCCCCGGAGAATGTTCAGGACGTCGCCGATGCACTGAAACGGCTGTCGATGGAACCGAGGAGTGAAGCGCTGCGCATTGCGGTTATTGAACAATTGAGGAGAGTATTAAGATAACATATATATATATGGTACGTGTAATTTACGAAGGGTTCGACCGGAGGGTGCTGACGGTGCGAATCGAAGGGGCGCCCGAGGGGGCGGCCAAGATGGTGACGAAAGTATGCAGGGGGGAGCGGTTCCTCGATGCGGAGTTCGTGTCGGTGCGAAAAAGCGGCGAGGTGTTCTTTGCCTCGTGGCGGCTGACGTCGAACAAATTCCCCGTGCTGCATGTATTCGAGGGAGTGCGGTATTGTTTGCAACAGGATATTAACAAGAGGTTATGAACGAAGAAATCAAGAGAGTGTTCGATGCGTTCGATACACTGGGAACTACGGAGGCTTACGTGTTCTCCTACAAAGTAAGAGGGAGAAGAATGTATCAAGTCAACCGCAGAGGCGCCGGTTTGCGGCAGCAACCTCTGACGGTCGGGAAGGTTACGGTGCCGTGCGGTCTCGGTATGACGGCGGCGCAGATATTGAAGTGTATTTACGGCAAATGATTATGAAAGAGATGCTTGAACCTTATGACCCGGAGTATCTCCGTGGTGACGCTGGGGAGAACCCTTACAGACTGTCCGCGAGGGAGAAGCGGAGAATGCGTGCGCTGTCGCGCGTGGAGAAACTATTGAAGCGGAATATGATCCCGCACACGTGGGATGACGGTTATCGAGTGGAGCGATGCTTCGCGTCGTATCGCGATGTGCGGTATCTGTGGGTGACGGACGACGGTACGTTCTGCTACGGTACGAATGATCAATGCCTGTGCGAATCCGCCGACGTTAATACGGTATTCGAAGTGCTGCTGCGGTGGTGGTCACGGTAGATAAATATCCGTTGTTCCTATTTCGTTATAACATTGTGGTAATTTTTACCAATTTTTAATGGACTGAAAGTGAATAACTTAATAGAATATTCGTATATTTGCATAACGAAAAAACCTATAATAAATTGCTGCTATGAAAAACGCTAAGAAGAATGCACGAAAGAACGCACAGATCGTATTCAATCCTATTTTGAGCGAATCCGCTATGGAGGGAACCAGCCTTAAACTGCGTTTCGCCAAGTCCGTAAATCAGAGGGTGCTCAATGACAATATCGAAAGTCTATTTAAGCGGCGTCTGGTATTGCGTTGCAGTGCGGCCAGTGATTTCTACGGTCGCGGAGAGTTCGCGGTCGAGTGCAAGTGCGACAACGAAACGTTCATCTGTACATTATACGCGAGGTACGGTCAGGTATGTATCGGTGCGGCGGCGAATACGCCGGCACGTGTCGTTCTCGCGCTGTCCGACGCGGTGCGCGGTAGCGAGCCGGCGCAGTTCGAGATGTCTACGCTGCCCGATGATGAGACGCACGGTGAGGTGCTGTCTCCTGCGGTCGAACCCGTTCCGGAGGTGGTGAAACCTGCTGCTGTGAAATCGGCCGAGGAGAAACCCACGAGGTTGTCGTCTACGAAAAGTCTTACGGAATCGGTCGAACGAATTCTGCGCGAGTTCGACAAGGTGCTGTTCGACGACATGGCTACTGTTTACGAAGCTTATCTCCGTGACGGTGACTTTGCGGAGGCGCGCGAACAATTACACACGCTGATGTGCAAGACGTTCAAGAAAATCCCGTTCGACTTCAAGGTATGCCGGTACACGGAGCGTCCCTTCGGTGTGCTTATAGACTATTACGGTCTGAAATTCGGGTACAAACTTTTCATTAAAGACGGTTTCGTGGAGTCGAAGGTGCTTATAGTTAGCAGCTGCGGTATGTAAATATATTTTAAAAACAATACGAGCAATGTACACAATCCCCACAATTTCGACGGTGGCGGCTATGCCGCGTGCCGAATTGATCCGGCAGCTTGTTGCGAAGGGCCGGTATGCGATCCCCGATCTTATCGAATGCTGCGACGGCGTGCTGCGCGTGCGGTATCTGCTGCACGCCGCACCCCCTGCGATATTCCTGCCCGTTTTGCGCGAATTCGCGCGGCTGAACGGTCTACCGGCTAATGATGCGCGAACGACGGCGATATGCTATGAATTACTTGAAAAATCAATCCAATAAACACGACGACGATATGGCACACGAAATTGTAACGACTACGACAGGACAAGTAGTAGAGATCGACACCGACACGAAAAAATGCAGGAAGATTCTGCACGATCTGGCAGACCTTACCATCGAGGATGCTGTCGATGCGTTCAGTCTTAATTTGAAGGTATACCAGCGGTATCTGAAAGATCACTTCCTCGGTGAGGAATGTCCGATCAAAAAAGGCAAACTGCTGTTCCGCGGTTTCAGGATCGGCTGCGATTCCGAAAGCGGTTTTACAATGATCGACACCAACGGCGGCGCATACGCCGAAGTCGACGCACCGTTCGAAGGCATTCCTACGCCGAAGGAACTCGCTGCGTTCTTTGAGCGAAAAGTGGTGCATCATACCGCTGACGAGCTGGCGATCGCTGCCGAACGGGGGCGCAAACAACTCGAAGCTGAACGGCGGCGTATCGAAGTGCTCGAAGGGGAACCCGACTTCGAAGTATTACGCCGGAAGGTAATCGCTAAAATCGATGCTATCAACGAGGGGAAATCCGTAAAGATCGATCCCGTGACCATACCGGATATGATCCCGTTCCGACGGTGGAAGATCGCGGTCGGTAAACTGGTTCGTCAGTGGCAGGAGAAGAAAATCCGGTACCCGAAACTGCTGTCGATGGTGCGATCGGTTACGGAGGAACAGGACTTCGAGACTGCATCCGACGCGAAACGGTATACGTTCGTGGGAACGCTGCTGCCGGAGTTTTCGTCGGTCGGTGCACTGACTGGCGACAAGATCGAAGTCGACGGTAAGCTTACAGATGCGACGAAGTTTTTGCAGGACTATCTGCTGCACTACGAACCGAAGGCGATGCCGCGGCTGATGCAGTACGCAAAGGGGGAGATCGATGCGGTAACGCTCTTGCGCGATCCGTACACGGAGGACTACGAGGACTATAACTCGAAACTGCTGCCGAGGAATGCGACGAGTGCCGCGGTACTCACGGCGCTGTTTGCCAGTGTGGGAATCGAGGCACCCCAAGACATCTACTACGACGCGGAGATGAAAGTCGGTGACAAGGTGCTGCTGTGGTGCGACGGTGAGTGGCGTAAGAAGACGGTTCTCCGTATCGAGGAGGACGGCGGTATATACTGCTGCGCTGACTATGCGTTGCGCAAGATCGATAAATTCATTAAATTAGAGGCGTAGAGTTATGAAAAATCATGCAACTGTCGAATACCGTAACATGCTGCACAAGAATCTTGCCGGTGCTCTGTCCGAATTACGTGAGACCTGTGTAGCCGATTATACCAAGCCTGAGGGGGGGTTTAGGCACTTGTTTAGCCGGTACGGTTTTACGCAGGCTTCCGGTAGCCGCCTTATGAAAGTACTGCGAGAGCTTCGTGCCTGCAAAACACAGGGACACACCCGAAATATGACGCTGCTGTGGGAACCCGCGGTCAGGATTACCGACGATTTCGTGAGCATCGTTTACGAGCGGTATATCCGAAGCAGCTTTTCGTGTGTTCCGAGCAGGATGCTCGTCGACTATACCGATTCGGAACTTCTCGCAGAGGTTCGACGCAGGAATTTAGTACACTGATATATTATGACAAAGAAAAAACTCGTTACCCGTGAAGACGTGTGCTACGTCTGTGGTGAACCTATCGGAGTGATCGTGTATGATGACCGCAAGGAGAAGTACCGTAGTAAAAAGAATACGGTCGTATGCTCCGGCAGTCTGTGCCCCAAGTGTAAGAAGATGGTCGATTACGGCGGTATATTCTTTATCGAGGTAAAGGACGGCTCTAATGGTCTTGAAAATCCGTACAGAACTGGAAGGGTTATCTGCATTCAGGAATCCGATGTTAAGAAGGTTCTCGAAAACTACCAGCCGGTAAACCTTGTCGAGGAATGGCTGTTCTCGGTAATGTTTCCCAAATACGAGAAAATCAATGAAGACCCCAAGTAAGCGGGAGATACTTGTCCTTACGGGCCACCTGTGCCCGAAGTGCGACGAGTTTACGGAATTGGTCGAATCGTCCGAGATATACGGTACCGACTTCGGACTTCTCTACCGGTGCCCGACGTGTCACGCATACGTCGGGTGCCACAAGGGGTCTCTGAATGCAAAGGGGAGTGTCGCCGGAAGAAACCTTCGGGAACTTCGAAAGTCGGCCCACCGCTTGTTCGACGATATGTGGAAATCCGGGGATATGAATCGTGAAGACGCCTACGAGTGGCTGTCCGAAAGGCTCGGTATTCCGCGGTACCTTACACACGTCGGGATGTTCGACGAGGCGCAATGCCGTAGAACTATTAAATTGTGCAAAACGTATGCGAAGGAGGAATGAATGCGGCATATCTGATGAGACCACCGATCGGTACATTTCGCTCATAGTCTTACCGGGTGAGGACTACATGGACAGCTATCGGTGTACCGAGAGACAGTACCATGCCGATATGCAGCAAGTGGCTGCCGATACGGCTGTCCGCGTATTGTGCCACCTGATCGAATGTGTCCCTACGCAGGAAGACCTTACGCCTGATAAGAAGGTAGGGACGGCGAAGATATTTTACGAACGTCTTAAATTTTGGTGTACACTGTTAAATGGAACTGAGAAGCTATAACGTCGAGAGAATATTTAAGGACTGCACTACCTGTGTACTGGGAAACCTCGTCGGTACCCGAAAGGAGGAACTCGAAAAATACGCTGCCGATATTCTCGACATGATCCGACAGATACCCACGGAGGAAGTCGACGGTAAACAGTGTAACGTATTCGGGTTGTGCCATAACCGCAGAGACGGTGAACAATGGACACCCTATTTGCAAATCATTAGGATGCTGCTGTTGCTGGCTCGTCGCCTCGACTATGTGTATTGGGAGGGAGAGCTCAAACCAGATACGGTTATCTGGTTCAAGATTCCTGCCGCATAATTATTTTAGGTAGTTATATATATATATATATAAACCAACGCTAAAATGAATTGATATGGGAAAGAAGAAATTTTTAGAAAAATTGGTTTTTTGTAAAATGGAAAGATAGCTATGGAGTTGATACTGGATGGAAAGATATTTCAGAGTATTCAGCTTCATTATTGGAAATAAAGAGTTTGGGAAAAGTTATTTATGAAGACAAAGAAATAATATCATTAGCTCAAAATTTTTCCGATGAAACGGATTATAATCCAGAGCAAGCCAATGGAATAATGGTAATACCAAAGGCTTGCATCTCGGAAATCATTTCTTTTTCTTTCAGTCAACTGCTTGAATTAGAGCAGAAGTAGCTACTTGTTTAACACGTCTTGAAGTTTTAGAGTCTCTCAAAAGTTTAGAAGCAATGCTTGTAATTTTGGGAGACACTTTTCATTTTACCCATATATATATATAAGTCTGGAAAAACTTTGTTACATTTGTACCGAGGGAGCTTTAATATTTTCGGATATGAAGAAGGAGAAACAGATAAAATCGTATACTCGGCGCACTAAATCGGGAAAGACGGTTACAGTACGTGCGCACTCTGCGAAGTACGACGCAGCCGATGATTTGGTCAAGAGCCTGCTCAAAAAGAAAGGTTCCGGCAAGGAGTTTGAACTTGCCGTCGATACGAAGGGCGTCGATAAACTCGTTAACGAAATGGCCGATTCCGGCAGACTGATAGTACCGGTAAGTAAGGAGGAATTCCGTGCGTGGTACCACGAACCGGACAGTATTGCCGGTAAAGCCGCCGGTAAGAAACTTCGCTCCGTACTCGGTAGCAAGGAGTACAAGAAACTCGATGAAACTGCCAGCAGTGGGTATTCCACCAAAGGACACTCCAAACTGTACGGTACGCTGGATGGCATCATCAACAGTGAGGCCAATGTGTCCAAACGTCTCGACGCGCGTGGGAAGTCTGGTAAGTCTGCGAAACCCGCTGAAAAAGCTACCTCCGAAATAGGGCGTAAACCCGTCTATTCTCCGCTCGAAGAAGTTCGCCTCAGTAAGGCAGGGTACCGTATCGGTAAAGACGGTGAATCCATCTACAAAGGGAGTCGGAAACTTAGCAAGGATCAAGTCGCCGACCTTCGTAAGATGCTGTCTCGCGGTGGACGTGCTTCCGATAAGGAGGCGGCTGCGATACGGAAAAACAATCCCCACCCGACGTACAAGGATCACGAAGGCGTGGAACGGTATACCTCGGGTGAGTGGCAGCACCTTCCTGTAATTAAGGGCAAGGGATCGACAGAAGCTCCCGTTCGTCAGAAACGCGGCACTAATAAGGACATCCTGTACAGCCGCGGAGAGAATACTGGGGACTCCTTCATAACTGCGGCACAACAACTTGCTCGGAGTGACTCGAAAGGTCGTTCGAACAAGAAAGCCCTGCAAACGTTGGTTAGGGCCGGTTTTGTTAAAGACAGCGGCGACGGTGAGTTTCAATTTGCAGACGTTCACGAAGTACCCAGAAGGAATAGAAAATTCTTCGATAAAGTGTTCTCGGCATACGAAGATGAGAGCGATAAATACTGATTTTAGGAGGATTTTCTAAATAAGTTTGTATCTTTGTAGGTGAGCATCGAGGAGGTGCCCACCTATTTTTGTGTCTATGCAGATCGTTTCGTCCAATATTCGCACGGCTGACTATGATCGTCGTAACAGAGTATTGCGAATGACTTTCGTAAACCGGCCGAACTGGTTGTATGAATACTTCAACGTACCGGTCAAGATATGGACGCGCTTTTTGCAGGCAGATAGTAAGGGGCAGTACTTTTCGGCGTACATCCGAGATGCTTATCGTTATCGTAGGTCATTCACACGAAAATAATGGAAGCAATGGCAGTAGTTACGCGAGTATTCGAATTCGATGCGGCGCACCGAGTTATGAACGAGAGAGTGAAGTGCTACAATCTTCACGGACACCGTTTTCGGTTGGAGGTTTCCTTCGGAATATCTCCCAAGTTCTACGATCTGGGGTATCCGATCGACTTCAAGGAACTTAAACGAGTGTTCGGGGCTTACATAGATGAGTTTCTGGATCATGCGTGTATAGTCAATCCGAAAGATCGTGAAGTGATCGATCTGTGCAAGCGGAATAACTGGAAACTCTGGGTAATGGGACATGGTGCCGACGTCGATCGAAACCCTTCGGCGGAAAATCTCGCCGAGGAGATATTTACGGTGTTCAGGGAACTGGCCCTATTAAGTCCTGAGGAGTTCGATGTGCGGTCGGTTAAACTGTACGAGACACCTAATTGTTGGGTGCAAGTTTCCGAGACACAGGATTACCTCGACGTAGGTGTAAAAAATGCGCTGTTCATGTGGCGCGATAAAAAGGGTACCTTTGAGTACGACAGCAGACGATGCCAGTAAAGAAGAAACCTCTCAAAGAGGACGGTTTTGTATTCGAGACTACCGGTGGTAGTGTTACGGATATTGATACATCGGACATGGCGGGTCGATCCGTATCGTTCGATGCGCACTTCATTACGGGTAAGATCATGGACTTCGGTAAAGTGCTCACCGGAATCCCGCTGTACTCCTATCAAGAAGAGATTGCCTATCGGATCATCTACTCGGTTATAACGTTCGAAGGATCGGTGCTGACGGTGCTACTCTCCCGACAGAGCGGTAAGTCCGAGACTATGGCGTTCGTCATAGATACGCTTACTGTATTACTTCCGGCACTCGCTAAGATCATTCCCGATCTGGAACAGTTCTCCAACGGTTTCCGCGTCGGTTTGTTCGCGCCTCAATCCGATCAAGTAGTCACGACGTACTCGCGCGCAATGACGCGATTAACGTCAGCAAACGCCGAAATGGTGCTATCCGATCCCGATCTGCTGGTTTCGCTTGAAAGTGAGGTACGACTTAACCTCAGTAACGGGTCGTTCCTTGCCGGTCAAGTCGCCAGCAAACAATCCAAGATAGAATCGAAGACGTATGACCTTATAATCATTGAGGAGGCTCAGGATACGGATGACTTTTTGGTCACTAAGAGTATCGAGCCTATGCTCACGGCCACCGGTGGCACCCTCGTAAAAGTAGGTACTACGGGTGTTACCAAGAATCACTTCTGGTATGAAATTCAGGCGAACCGAAACCACGATCGGAAGATACCCGACAAACGGCTTCGGAATCATTTCGAGTATGCCTATAAGGAGATCATTTCGGCACGCCGACACCAGTTCGAGATAGACCATAAGAAGTTCCACCTCAACTACGAGGCCGATATTCTGCGTAAGAAGGAACGTTGGGGGGAGGATTCTCAGGCGTTCAAACTCGCGTATGCCCTCGTATGGGATTTGGAAAGCGGTATGCTTATCTCCGACAAGGAGTTCAATACGCTGCTGAACAGGAAACTCGGTTTTCAGGAACCTTCTACGGGCGACTATGTGGTCGCCGGTCTCGATATTGGTAAGGCGCCGGCTGAAACCGTTCTTACGATCGCTAAGGTATGGTATACGGACGATCCATTCGAAAAACCGTACAAACAGATTCTTGCATGGGTATGTCTCGGAGGTCTCGACTATGAGGCGCAACATCACGAGATTCTTAATTATATTGTGGAGTATAATATTTCCACTATATTTGCGGATTATACAGGTGTCGGCAAACCGGTAGTCGATCGTCTGGTATATGCCTGCGGCGAGTACGTGAATATAGAGCCGTATACGTTCACTGCTCAGAGTAAATCGGATATGTGGTACAATTTCACGTCCGATATACAGACGAGAAGATTGATCGTTCCGGCTAACCGTGTAGTCAGAAGTACTTCTGAGTTTCAGAAGTTCGAGGAGCAGATGAAAAACTGCCAGAAGTATTTCAACGGTGCCTACATGGTGTGCGAGAAGTCCGAGGGGTACTTCGACGATATGGTAGATAGCTGCGCGTTAATGTGTCTTGCGGCTAACGCCCAAAGGGAGGCTGAATCCGAATTGGAAGTCGATGATAACCCGTTGTTCTCCAACTTGACGAGCAATGCGTTTGCCATGCACAGAAACTCTTACTGATATGGACGCAAGGAAGACAGTAAAGACGCATATCCGGAGATTGAAGTCCGGCAGGGTGATTACGGTTCGTGGGTATACTGCATCCTATAAGGTCGCTGCACGGAAACAGGGTTCCGGTACTGAGCTGTCCGATCTTGCCCGAAAGAAGGAACAGTTCCGAATCATCCAGCGAAGCAACCCCATGTTCGATGACGTACACACTGGAATACGAGCTGTGGGTGACATAATGACGTTCCGAGAAGCCGTCGATACGCTCAAAGATTATTCGGATAGTGACTATGTGTACCCCGATTTCACGAATAAGGATGCTCGGGAGGCTCTCAAACGAGGAACCGTAACTATATACAGCAGCTACCCGATAAAAGCGGGTGTGTTTGTGTCCCCGAGCAGGATGAATGCCTCAGACTACGCAGGCGGTGGTAAGGTATACTCTAAGGAGGTGCCGGTTAACAGTGTTGCATGGATTGCAAGTGATGAAGGGCAGTACGCCCCTATAAAATGATAATGCTATGGGAGTTAACGTAGGTGGAATGGACCCTACCGGTATGGGTTCCTACTCCGGTTATCCGGGTTCTAAATACTGGAATGTGGACAGTCGTCCGCTCTCCGAAGCTACGAGCGTATTGCGTTCGTTCGTGGTTACGAATATCATTCAGGACAGTCAGTGGGAGATCGACCGCATAACGCGGTACTATCTTTTCTGGAAGTTCTACAAGGGCCTTCATTGGAAGGATTTCAACGACGGCCTCATTTCGTTTAACTATGTCCGCGCCTTTATAGATAAGGTATCGATGTTCCTGCTCGGTAACGAGGCTTTTTCGCTACAAGTGAAAAGCTACTACTCTGATCAGATCGATCCCCGTCTCGAAAGGGTCGCTGAACAGCTTCTTATGTACCATTGGGGGAAATCCGATAAATTGCAGCTCGCTTATGAGATACTGCAAATGGGCGGTATTACCGGTGACTGTTGGATAGGTGCTTCGTGGCAGGACGGTGAGGATGACAAGTTCGTCAAGGTTCAGGTATACGATTCCCGTCAGTGCTTCCCCCAGTTCGAGAACGGTGACTTCGACAAGATGAAAAGTTTTCTTGTCCGTCAGCCTCTCGATTCGAACAAGAACCAGCCGTACAAAATGTACGTGGTCAAGATCACTAAGGATACCTACGAGACGTGGTATCAACGTGACGTGACGCTGAATGAATCCGAGATCGTTAAGTATGAATCCAAGAAGACCAAGAACAAATACGGGTTCATTCCGGTAGTACATATCAAGAACCGCCCCAATTCGGAAGGTTACTACGGTGTGTCCGACGCAAACGACATATTGAAGCTGAACAAGGTGTACAACGAGATGAACCAGCAGGTAAAGGCCATCATCGACTACCATGTTACGCCTACGACGGTCATAACAGGTGCCTCGGCGAAGTCCCTTAAAAAGGGTCTCGGTCAGATATGGTCTGGTCTCCCTGCCGAGGCCAATGTGTTCAACCTCGGTCTGGATGTCGATCTGTCGGCTACGATCGAATTCATCAAAGACCTCAAAACGGCGATGCACGAATTGTCCGATGTGCCTGAAAACGCACTCGGTAAGATTCAGGCCATAAGCAATACCTCTGCCGCCGCATTGCAGATAACGTATCATCCGCTCATCCAACAGGCCAACCTGAAAGCCACTACCTACGGCGAGGGGATAACCGAGATGAACACGATGATTCTGCGGATTCTCGAAATCGAAGACCCGCGGAACAAACGTCTGCGCGAGCTGAAAAAACTCGCTCCCAATTTCCGCTCCGAGATGCGTATCGTACCGGTGTTCGCCTACGGTTTCCCGAAGGATCGAATGGATGAACTCAACCGTGCCGAGATCGAACTCCGATTGCAGCTCGGTTCCCGCAAGGAGATCATGGAGCGTATGGGCAAACAGAACATCGACCAGCTTCTTGAACAGATCGACGACGATACGCTGCATAAGGCACTGTTGCAACAGAAGCTCCAAGAAGCCCTCGGCGGCGGTGTTCCTCCGCCTCCGGGGTCTAACCCGGATGACGATCCTTATTCTGTCGACGACGGAAACATGGATGAATTCTCGGAATAACGAATAAATTTTGTTTTTACCGAAAATCTGTTTACTTTTGGACAGGCTATCAGTAGTTTCTTTTTGTCTAACTTAAAACTTTTGCGCTATGGCAGGTTTGCAAACCCTTGATAAGGGCAATCCCGAAGCTCTGCATGACATCGGTCAAAGCAAGGCTCCTATGGTCGGCGAGAAGTTCGTGAATCCGGGTACCCCGGAGGCGGCTCTCGTTTCGTATGACCAGCTCACGCAGGCCAAAATCCGTGGTAACGGGTCTGAGGTTATGCGTACCAACATCATCAAGTAACGAGAAAATCCAAAGAACTTAACAAATCCACCGTAGAAAAAATCGTATGGAACCGAACGAAAAAACTATCGTCATCCCGGAGAGTATTGAGATCGATGGCCACTCTTACGTGGTGAAGGAGACTCCGGCACTTATGGAGTTCCGACAGCTCGTTGAAAAGGCCGAGAAGAACAAGCTGTACTCCACCTTCGCAACGCTGCGTCAGCAGATCAACGACCTCAAAGCTACACAAGTCGTCCAACAATCCGCTCCCTTTGATTTGGGCGCCCTTGTCGAAGCTCTTAAAGGTGAATTCGCTACCCGCGAAGATTTGCAGGACATCGTAAGCAAGGCCGTACAACCGGTTAACAACGATCTTGAACAACGTAGACAGCAGGAACTCGCTGAGTATCGCGAGCGTCTCATCAAGGACAACGAGGGGAAGTGCATTCCCGAACTGGTCAAGGGTGCTACGAGAGAGGAGATCGACGCCTCTATGAAGGAGAGTATCGCCCTTCTCAATAAGTACCACGGGCCATTTATCGACCCTCCGCAAGGAAAGACGGTTGATCCGCTTCTTGTCAACGCCGAAAGAAGGGCTGTTGCAAGCGGTGAAGTCCTCGAAATCCCTGCGAAGCCGACGCCGGTAAAGGATGACGGTAAGAGTCCGATCCCTGTCGTGCCCACGCGGGCAATGCCCGAAGTTTCAACCGCTCCCACAACACGGAAGATGACTATGGAGGAATTCGCTCAACAACGCGAGGCAATCCTTCGTAACCTCGAAGCCGAGTACGGAGCACAATAACAAAACGTCTAAACTTTTATAAGATGCTTACTGTATTTATTTCGTTTGTAGCGTTCGCGCTCGTCTGCATGACGGGGTTCGCGTTCGGTGAAACGACCTCGGCTATCGCCAACAGCGGTGGCTACACTTCGATTCCCGAAGCCGTCCGTGACTTCTACTCGCGGGAGGTTCTGTTTCAGGCCCAGCCTCGTCTGCGTTTCGCCCAGTTCGCAAAGGTGAAACGTGACCTTCAAGCCATTCGTGGCAAGTCAATCGTTTTCGTTAAGTACAACAATCTGACCGGTGGCGGTTCTCTAGAAGAGGATGACGTCCTCACTCCCGAGGCAATGTCTACGGCCGAAGTTGTGGTTCCAGTCAAGGAGCAAGGCAACTCTACGCAGGTTACCGAATACCTTCTACGCACGTCGCTGCTGGATGTCCTCGGTGACGCATCGCGTCTGCTGGCCAACAATATGGCGGTAGTCCTCGACGGACAGTTCCGCGACACGGTATTGCAGACGACCAACGTTATTTATGGTAATGGCAAGAAGTCGCTCGCAACGCTTACCGCTACGGATTACTTTAACACGGTCACGGTTAAGGACGCTGTTGAGATTCTGGCTACTAACAACGCACCGCGTATCAATGGCGACTTCTATGTATGTATCGCCCACCCGCACCAGCTGCGCACGCTTCGTGACGACAAGGAGTGGATCGAGGCCAATGTATATATGGGTCGTCGTCAGCTCTATATCGGTGAGGTAGGTATGTACAACGGCGTTATCTTCGTCGAGACTACGCAGATGCCCGTTCTGGATTCCGCCAAGATTCAGGAGAAGTATGGCTCCGGTGCTACGATTACGACCGGCTACGAGGCTGTCTTCTTTGGTGAAAACGCCTATGCGTGGGCTATCGCTCTCGACGTCGAGCTTCGTGACGACGGCGTTATCGAACTCGGTCGTAAGCACACGCTCGGCTGGTATGGTATCTGGGGAACCGGTATCATTGAGGAGAAGAACATCGTCAAGGCTCTCACCGCGTAAGCGGTGGGGCCTTCCCCTTTAACTTTAACTTTAACAATTCACTATTATGGCAAGACAAGTAAAGTCCGAAGGGACTGACCAGCTCGAAGTAAAGACCGAACCCGAAGTCAAGGAGGTTGTGGAAGTAAAGACCGAACCCGAAGTCAAGGAG